GGTCACCGCATGCAAATGGGTGAGACTAGCATGCGAGCGGCATGTGCGCGACACCGCGTCATCTATAACAAAGTCATTTCCCTACATCTACAACAAAGACAAAGCCGAGCATGTCTGTAGGTTTATCGAACTACTGCCACACGTCAAAGGTAAGTGGGCAAAGCCGGACCCGATCACCCGTCTACCTCAGACGATCAAGCTAGAACCGTGGCAGCAGTTTGTGCTATGTTCTATATTCGGGTGGGTCAAGAAGTCTAATGGCAAGCGCAGGTACCAGAAAGCTCGCATCTATGTGCCGCGTAAAAACGGCAAGTCGATCATCGGCGCTGGCATCGGCATGTACATGCTAGCCAAGGACGGCGAGCATGGATCAGAGGTATACTCAGGTGCTACATCCGAGAAGCAGGCGTGGGAGGTATTCGGACCGGCGAGGCAAATGGCGATCAGTCACCCGCAACTTGCACCCGGGCTAGGCATGACGATCAACGCGCAGTCGCTGATCATCGAACGCGACAATTCAAAATTCATTCCGGTGATCGGTAAGCCGGGTGACGGATCATCGCCGCACTGCGCGATCATCGACGAGTATCACGAGCATAAAACCAGCGACCTCATCGACACCATGGAGACGGGCATGGGCGCTCGTGACCAACCGCTCAGCCTGGTGATCTCGACCGCCGGTGCCGATACCGCCGGTCCATGCCGCGAGGATTGGAAATCGTGCGAGCGCCTGCTGGAGAACACCGGAGGTTTTGAGGACGAGAATTGCTTCGCTATCATCTGGACCATCGATGACGGCGACAGGTGGGATTGCGAGGCGGCGCTGGTCAAAGCCAACCCAAATTTCGGTATATCGATCAACGCCGACCGGATCATGGCCGAGCTGAAAGTCGCACAGCAAAATGCTAGCAAGCAAAGCGCATTCAAGACCAAGTACCTGAACCAATGGGTCAGCGCCAAGGATGGATTTTTTAACGTGAGCGATTGGAACAAGCTCGGCATCGCTGGCACCCGCGAGGACTACAAAGAGTACCCATGCTACCTCGCCGGTGACCTAGCCAGCAAACACGACCTTGTGGCGCTCATGCAGTTGTTCTGCTTGCCAGACAAACGGTATGTACTCTTCGGCAAGTACTACCTGCCAGCAACCACGCTCGATCTACCCGAGAACCAGCACTACCGGAACTGGCAGATCAAAGGACACATCGAGAGCGCCGGTGAAGATGTCACCGACCTTGAGAATTTCAAACACGACGCGATCGAGCTGTGCCGCGACTACCAGGTACTTGAAATGCCGAGCGACCCAAACCGAGCATGGGGAGTTTTCCCCGCGCTACAACGCGAAGGCATTCCGGTGGTCGAGTATCGCAACACGGTGCTGACCATGTCCGAGCCGATGAAGCAACTCGACGCACTCATCCGCAGCGGCCGCATCATCCACGATGGTGATCCAGTGCTAGCCTGGGCGATCGGTAACGTCACCGGCCGCTACGACTGCAAGGACAACGTGTACCCAAACAAGGACACCGCGCAAAACAAAATTGACCCAGTGGTCGCAGCGCTCATGGCTATAGGTAGAGCAATGACAAGACCGGAAGATGTCGCGGGATCATTCTTTGTTTTCTGATCTGTATGCTATCAGCTTGACAAGTCTATAATTTTAATACACCATAGCGTCCAAGAATGTTGCGAAACATACTTAATAAGAGCAGGGGAGTACTATCATTCGCGAATATCAGCGCGATGACAGGCTTGTCATTTCGTGGCAAAAACCAACGTGAGTCGCGTTCTAGCAATGACTTACAAAACGGCATCCTGCACCTTATCAGCACTCCGGCGGCGTCCGGTGCAGTAGTTACTGAGAACACTGCGCTGAACGTCGCCGCTGTTACGGCCTGCGTCCGACTGCTGGCCGACATGATCGCGAAGCTCCCGATTTATCTATACCGCGACACACCCGACGGACCGCTGGAAGTCACCGATCACCCTGGCATTCGGTGCATCGGTGGCATCCCGTCCGAGCTGCACACTACATTTGAGCTACGCCAACTGATGGAAGTATCCAAAGGCCTTGGCGGCAATGGCTACGCTCGGGTCTACCGTGACCCGTTTGGTGCGCCAAGGGCGATCCAATGGATCAACCCGTACGATGTCACACCTCGCAAGGTGTCGCGTCCAAATGGCGAGTGCTATATTTCCTACGAGGTCAAAGGCACTCGCGAGATCCTCACCCGCCACGACATCCTACATGTGCGAGGTATCAGCCGCGACGGCATCGAGGGCGTCTCACCGATCCGCATGCTGCGCGAGTCGATCGGCACATGCCTGGCACAGACCGAGGCCGCTGGCAAACTCATGCGCGAAGGCACCCACTTCCCGGGCTACCTAGTCGCACCACAGGCGCTTTCATCGAAGCAGATGGAAGACGCTCGGACCGAGTGGGACAGGAACACCGCCGGGGCAAAAAATGCTGGTCGCGTCCCGATCATGCACGGTGGTTTTGATTTCAAGCAGACCAACGGCATGAGCATGGTGGACGCCGAGTTTCTCGGATCCCGCCGCTTCGAGTTGCAGGAGATCGCAAGGTTTTATGGCATCCCGGCATTCATGGTCGGCGACTCGACGGCCTCGACCACATGGGGGACCGGCATCGAGCAGCAGACGCTCGGATTTTTGAACAACTGCTTGGATCCACACCTAGTGGCATGGGAGCAATCGATGGCCATGACATTGCTCACCACTCAAGAGCAGCAGTCGGGATTCTATTTCCGCTTCGACCGCGATGCCTTGGCGAATGCCGACCTCGCATCCAAAGCGGCCTATTTCCAGACGATGCGCGGCATCGGCGTCTACTCGGTCAACGACATCCGCGAGCGCATCGACGAGCGCCGCATCGCACCAACAGACGGCGGCGACGACTACGCACTGCCATTCAACAACACCGGGGGAGCCGCGCAAGCGAAGGCCGCCGAACCCGCACCCGAGGCACCATGAAATCTTTACAAACCATCACCATCGGAGGCCGCGAGTCACGCCGACTCACAGCACCCATCGAGCTACGCGCCATCGGTGACAGCGAGCAGAGCAACATCGTCTTCGGCTACGCGGCAAAATTCAATTCGCGGTCGGGCAACCTCGGTGAAGCGAACAGGCAATTCTACGAAACGATCGCACCAGGTGCATTCGACGATGTGCTGCTAGATGATGTCCGCGCACTCTTCAACCACGAGGCGGACGCGATCCTCGCACGGTCAAAGAACGGTGAAGGAACTCTCACGCTCGGCATCGACGATGTCGGTCTGACCTACATGTTCGAGGCACCGGACACGCAAGTCGGCCGCGACCTTCTCGTCTCTCTTCGGCGCGGTGACATCGATCAAAGCTCGTTCAGTTTCACCGTCTCAAAGGACGGACAAAGTTGGGTGGAATCCCGCGACGAGAACGGTGCCACCGTCTTCGAGCGCACCATCAACAAGGTATCACGCCTCTACGATGTCTCGCCGGTGACCTACCCGGCTTACGAGGACACCGAGGTCGATGTTCGCTCGATCACCACTCTCATCAAAGATTTTCAACCAGAGGAAACGCCACCACCGGCACCTCTCGAAAACCACTCCCTAAGTCACTGGCAGCGACGGTGGGGCATCAGCAAGCCTGCCGTCTAACAAAACAAAAATACGACTGCTGTGAAGCAGACGCCCACCACATGAAACTAAAAGAACTGCAAGAAAAGCGCGGCACGCTGATGAAGCAAGTACGCGAAATCCTCGACTTCGTCGGGACTCAACAACGCTCACTAACCGCTGACGAGGAAACAAAGATCCGCGCCATGGAAGGTGACATCGACGGACTCACTGCATCGATCGACGCAGAGGTCCGCCAAATGCAACGCGAAGGCGCCGCTCGCAGCACTCCGGTGTTGAATGCCGGTGAACAACGCGATGTCAACACGTTCGACTTTAACAAAGTCTTGAACCACCTCTACCGTTCCGCAAAGGGCGGTGCCACAGTCATCGACGGCATCGAGGCCGAGATGATCCGCGAGGGCGAAACCGAAGCTCGTTCCGCAGGCATCAGCGCCGGTGGCATCCTGCTTCCGCGTCTCCTGGTCCGCCGTGAAAACCGCGACATGACCGCAAGCGGTACGACTACCACTACTGGCGACCAAGGCGGCATGACCGTACCAGTTGAAAAGCGTGGATTGCTCGACGACTTCTTCAACGCGTCCGTGATGCGTCTCGCAGGCGCCACGGTGCTTGAAGGACTCACTGGCAACCTCGACTTGCCACGCATCGTCGCTGGCACAGCGGCCGCAGGAAAAGCAGAAAACGGAACCGCCGACGAAGTATCGCCGACGACCGCCATGCTTCAGCTTACGCCTAAGCGTTTGCCAGCCTACATCGACATCAGCGAGCGTTTGCTTCTGCAATCTTCAGTTGCCATCGAGACGATCCTTCGCGGTCACCTCGCTACGCAAATGGGTGCCACGCAAGAAGCTGCATTCTTCCACGGCGGCGGCACCAACGAGGCCAATGGCATCGCTGGTACCTCTGGCATCGGATCTGTTGCTGGCGGTACTAACGGCCTTGCACCTAGCCTTGCAAACTTGATCGCACTTGAAACCGCAGTCGATACCAGCAACGCGTTGCTTGGCAATCTGTCCTACGTTTCTAACGGTCAAATTCGCGGCAAGCTCAAGGGTACGCCAAAGGTATCGTCCACCGACAGCCGCATGTTGCTCGACAGCGACGGCCTCGTGAACGGCTACACACCGTACTTCACGAATGCAGTGAGCCGGACTCTTACCAAAGGAACCAGTTCTGTCGCATCGGCGATCTTCTTCGGCAACTTCGCTGACTATGTCATCGGTTACTGGGGTGGTGTTTCCCTCGAGATGGTCCGCGACAAGACCAACGCCATTACCGGCATCTATTCGCTCGTCGCCTCGACCTACTACGACGGAGGTGTTGTCCGTCCGAAATCGTTTGCGGCGCAGCTTGATGCGCTCGGTGCTTAATTAACACCACTAGGTGGATCGGGTAACACCGGTCCACCTTTCACTTTCCTATATGCTAGTGCAATTTGTCAGAACCGTATGTGTCCAGGGCATCCACCGTGAGCAAGGCTCAGTGCATGACATGGACCACCTCGCCGCCGCGATCGCGGTGGCAGACGGCGACGCTGTTGCATTCATCACCCCGGCGAAAGCACAGCGCGAAACCGCTGCGGCAAAGCCAAAAAAAGAAAACGCATCGCTAAATGTCTGACCCGTTCTACACACCGCCTCGCACACAGCGGCCGTTCTATACGTTGATCACGCCGCCGACCACTGAGCCAATCTCGGTCGAGCAGGCATCGGCGCATCTACGGGTGGATTCGGAGGACGATTTAACGTACATCGAGGCGCTCATCGGCGTGGCCCGCGAGTACGTCGACAACGTCACCGGCCGCGTGGCCATGCACAGCACCCACCGGGTCAGTGCTAACTCATGGGTCGGGCTGACAGGCCCAGAGTTTCTCGACACCGTCAACCTGTACAGGTCGCCGCTCACCTCGGTGAGCCACGTTAAATACTACCCAAGCGGATCCAATGTACTGACGACCATATCATCCGCCGACTACCGCGTCATCACCGGCTCGCTGCCAGGCATGGTGCAGTTTGTCATCGACCTGCCAACGGTCGAGGACCGGGTCGACGCAATCCAGATCACCTTCACCGCTGGCCAGACAGTCATGTCGGCCGTCACACCAGGACAACGCCACGCGGTCCAGTTGCTCACCGCTCACCTATACGAAAACCGTGTGCCAGTGGTCATCGGTAACATCACCGCCGAGCTACCCTACTCACTCAAGGCACTCATCGAGCAGCAGAAAATAGGAGGGTGGTTTGTATGAACCCGGGCAAGCTCGACCGCCGCGTCGTCATCCAAGTGCGTGTCTTTTCCAAGGACGCCACCGGATCGAGAGTCGAGACATGGTCTGACCACGCCACGGTGTGGGCCGAGCTGGTCACCGCGAAAGCTAAACCCAACGAGGTAGACATCGCCGACGCCGACCGCGCCACCGAGGTCCAGCAATTTCGCATCCGCTACAGGACGATCACCAGCACCGGCTACAGACTGCTATATCAAAGCAAATTTTTCAACATCACCGGCATCACCGAGGAAGGCCGCCAGGCGTCTCTCCTCCTCGACACCGTGACCTATCAATCGATTTCCTAATGGCTACCCTACAATCACTCGCCATCGAGAAAAAGAGGTTCAACGACCTCTTGCGGGAGATTGACG